GTGTTCTTTACTATATTATTTATATAGTAAGTTCTTTATAGATAAAAATGAAATGGATGACCAAAAAAAGGAAGGGAAAACGTGTAATTATTGGTATGATAAATATCAATCCAAAGATAGGGATACTAAATAATAATGTGGGAACCGCAACCCGGGGCGCAATCTAGTGCGTTGCTAGCTGATTGGTGTGACGAGTTATTTTACGGCGGAGAACGTGGCGGAGGGAAGTCTGATCTTCAACTCGGTTACCAGTTGGACGGCGCACTCCGCTGTGAAGGAAAATCACGCGGCATCATGTTTCGCAAGACCTACGCAGAACTTGAGGAGCTTCAATCACGTGCTATGGAGATATTTCCCCCATCGGGGGCAGTATATAAGACTCAGCCCAGCGCTGGGTATCCTTTTAGCAATTGTTGGTACTGGCCTAATGGTGCAACAGTCAAGATGCGCTTTATAGAACATGAGCGCGATTATGGGAGATACCACGGTCATCAATATACGCATATAGGCTTTGATGAGGTGACAGAGTATTCGACATCTGGCGGCTTGCTTAAAATGATATCTACTTTGAGGTCGCCGTATGGGGTTCATTGTACTATGCGTGCAACCGGAAACCCGGGGGGGATGGGACATGGTTGGGTTAAGCAGAGATATATTGAGCCGGTTGCACCATACAGATTGTATAAAGATCCAGATACGGGATTTGATCGTATGTTTATACCAAGTAAAACATCGGATAATCAAATATTATTGCGTAACGATCCAGATTACCGTAACAGGATTAAAGCGGCCACCGGGGGAAATGAAGCGCTTAGAAAAGCATGGCTTGACGGCGACTGGAATATCGTTGCCGGAGCATTCTTTGATTGTTGGTCAGTTTCACGGCATGTTATCAAACCGTTTGAAATCCCTGAGCATTGGACTAAATTTAGGTCAGGAGATTGGGGTTCAGCTCGTCCGTTTTCTTTTGGATGGTGGGCAGTCGTATCAGATGATTATGCCACCGAGACCGGCATAATTTTACCAAGAGGGGCTTTAGTAAGATATAAAGAGTGGTACGGCATAAAGAAAGATGCACACGGGCAATATCTTTACAATACTGGATTGAAAATGACTGCCGAAAGTGTGGGCACTGAGATAAAAAGGCTTGATGGTAAAGACAAGATAGATTACTCGGTATTAGACCCGGCTGCTTTTGCGCATGATGGCGGCGAATCTATTGAAGAGAGAATGGCGAAGTCTACAGGCTATTGGAGAAGAGCAGATAATTCCAGGGTTCCAAAGCGTGGCGCTATGGGTGGGTGGGATCAGATGAGACAGAGGCTTATCGGGGAAAGCATGGAAATGCCTATGATTGTTTGTTTTTCTACTTGCGAGCATTCGATACGAACCATCCCCGTGTTGCAACATGACAAAGACAAGCTTGAAGATGTGAATACAGAAAGCGAGGATCATGCCGCCGATGAATGGCGTTATGCATGCATGTCACGGCCTTGGGTAAGAAATAATCCAACCGAGAAATTAATTCAGTTCCCGGTAAGAATGACATTTAACGAAATCATTAAAAAACAAGAAGAAAAGGCACGATATGATAGTTAAAACATGATATAGTATTATTTTATAAATTATAAAATAACATGGGTAGCCCGTTATATGGATGATTCTTTGTTAGAGACCTATGAAAGCCCTCAAGATTTCGGAAAAGATGAAAAGGCAATAGCAAGACGCTGGAAACTTGAGCTGAGACTTGCTGACCGCAGAGAAAAAGGGTGGAGAGAAAAAGTTAAAAATGCATATGATGCTTATACCCCCCCGAATCCACTAAACAATTCATTTAATATCTTATGGCCTAATACGGAAACTCTCGAACAGGCTGTCTATAATTCACTTCCCGAACCGCAGTGCAAGAGGCGTTACGCTGACGAAGATCCATTGGGAATGAAAGTCGCTCAAGTTGTTACAAGAGCGCTTGAATACACGTTAGATTGTACTAATTTCCACAAAAGTGCGAAGAGTGTCGTTTTAGCAACTCTTATCGCGGGTCGCGGTGTTTTATGGGAAAGATATGTCCCGACATTCACTGAGGGGATATATGGCGAAGATGTTACTGACGAGAAGCCGGTTAGTGAGATAGTGAACTATGAAGATTTCCGTATTCTATGTGAAGCCAAGGTGTGGGAAGATGTTACGGCGATTGGTCGTAGGCATCGGCTGAATAGAAAAGGACTCATCAAGCATTTTGGCGAAGAGATAGGCAATAAAATCAAACTTGAAGACACGGCAGATCAAGATGTCAATGACTCCGGGGAGGCTGATATATTTAAAACAGCCGAGGTATGGGAAATATGGAACAAAGAAGAAAAAGAAGTCCTATTTATCAATAATAGTTTAGATGTCCCATGTAAAATTGAAAAAGATCCAATGGGATTAGAGAAGTTTTTCCCGACACCTGAACCGTTATATGCTATTGAAAAAGATAATAGCTTAATCCCAACTAGTCTTTATTGCCAATATCAAGAGCAAGCTAAGGAATTAAATCTCATTAGCATGCGCATTAATAAATTAATTAATGCTATGCGTGTTCGTGGGATATATGATGCAACATTAACAGAACTACAACAATTAACAAAAATGGGGGATGACCAATTAGTCCCTGCGCAGAATGTAATGGCATTAATAGAGCGTGGTGGGCTCGATAAGGCTATCTGGATGATGCCTATTGACACTGCAGCAATGGTATTGAAAGAGTTGTATGTTCAGCGTGAAGCTACTAAGCAAGTTATTTATGAATTGACAGGTATTAGTGACATCATGCGTTCAGCCACTGATCCTAAAGAAACTTTTGGAGCGCAAAGGCTAAAGACTACTTGGGGTACACAGCGATTACAAAGACTTCAAGGAGAAGTTCAACGCTATATGAGAGATGTTATACGGATTAAGGCCGAGATCATATCTCAGAAATTTACCCAAAAAACGCTCGCAGATATGACACTGGTTGATTTGCCATATCGAGCAGAGGTTGAAGTTCAACAGCGGCAAGCTATGATGCAATATCAACAGCAAGCTATGATGGCTCAACAACAAGGACAGCAAGTCTCTCCCCCACCTCCTATGCCGCCATCTCCAATTACTTGGGAAGATGTGATGGAAAATATGAGAAATGACAAGATGAGATCTTATCATGTCAGCATCGAGACAGACAGCACTATTTCAGCAACCCAAGATAATGATATGTCTGGACTGCGTGATTTATTAACAGGAATTACCGAGTTGATACAGGGATTAGCACCAGCAGTACAGGCCGGAGCCATACCAATTGAAGCAGTGAAAGCTATCATGGGAGTAATATTGCGTAGGGCTAAGATGGGATCTGCGGTAGAAGAGGCATTAGAAAAAATGCAGAAACCGCCTCCGTCACCTGATCCTGAACAAATCAAAGCACAAGCCGCTCAGCAGCAACAGCAAATGATTATTCAGCAAAAACAACAAGAAATTCAGATGAAAATGGAGCATGAAGCTAAATTGGCTCAGATGCAAGCCGATGTAGATCTGGCGCGGGAGAAGTCTCAAGCTCAGGGCGACGCGGCAAAAGAGCAATATCGTATGCAAGCTGATATGCAGATTGAGCAGAACCGCATGCAAGTAACATTGGCAGCGGAAGAGGCGAAACTTCAAGCTACGTATGCTGTAGATGAGGCCGAGCGTAATCATAAAATCTCTTTGTTACAGCTTGAGAAGCAAAATAATGAAGATCTAGAACGGCAAAAACTTAGGTTTGAGCAATGGAAAACTCAGTTTGAGGCCGCAACTAGGGTTGTCATTGCTCAAATATCGGCACAATCTTCAATGAATAACTCATTATCCTCAGCGGAACAGGCAGCCAATACGGAAGTTAGTCAGGTACTTGGCATGGGAGACCCTCTTGAGGCAATTACCAGTGTTATGGTTGAGATAGCTAAACCAGAAATTATAAATATTGATGAAGAAAATATATAATATTTATGTTCCCATGTATTAACTTGACATGTATTTTTATACAGTTATAATATATTAATTAACTTAGGGTAACGAAATGAGTACAATAGATCAGTCAGCATTTCAGATGAATGGCGGTGTGATAAGCACAACAAACATAAATGTAACTACTAGTGTGGAAGAGTTTACTCTGCCACCTATTGGTTCCGAAGGTAACACTGTTGTGCTTACCGTAAGGGGAGACCAGCCAGTTTTTATTGATTATAAAAAGGCAAACGCATCAGTTGATACTTCTATGATCTTACTCCCCAATAAATCCTATACGATTTCCATGCCCGGCGGAAGAACTACTTTAGCGGTGATCGCGGAAATAGATGGTAGTCGTCTATATGCGACTACCGGCAGAGGCGTACTGTACTAACTATATTTTTATATTTACATAATATAATTATGACAATAGATCAGCTTGACGAATTCGATAATACCAGACTTAATGCTTTACAAAGCGCTTTAAACTTCACGGCTCTTGATAAAGAGAAATATCAAGCTTTTTGGAATATCCCGCAACACGAAATAAATAATAG